TGTCTTTCTCGACTATATCTCCCCGATGCAGTCCGAACCGATGCTGGACAGTCCTTTTAAGACCCGACCCAGTCCAGACCAATGACAACTAAGCCCAGAAAGTCCAAAGCCCTACGAGGGGCAACCAAGCCACGGCTTCACAGTCCACTTCTCAAGGGCGAAAACAAGCTGCAAGATGTTAAAGACCTATGCGCAATCGTGAAGATGGATCTTATGCCGTGGCAGGAGTTCGTGCTTAAGGACATTCTTACTGTGGACAAGAAAGGCATGTGGATTCGTAAGACAAACCTAATTTTGGTGGCCAGACAGAACGGAAAGACACATCTGGCGCGTATGTTAATCCTTGCACACTTGATTAAGTGGAATACCAATGTCCTTATTATGTCCTCGAACAGAAGCATGGCACTAGACACTTTCCGACAAGTCACACACCTACTGGAGACCAATGACCACCTTAAAGGATTCGTTAAACAGATCCGACACGCCAACGGAACTGAAAGCATTGAGATGCTATCTGGAGCAAGGCTTGATGTTGTCGCAGCAACTAGAGACGGCTCTAGAGGCAGAAGTGTCAACGGCCTCCTCTACATCGATGAAGTCCGAGAGATCACAGAAGATGGATTTAGAGCTGCTACTCCTACAACTAGAGCTCACCCAAATTCTCAAACGCTTCTTACCTCTAATGCAGGAGACGCTTTCAGCACTGTACTCAACGACCTACGAGAAAGAGCTATCGACTATCCACCCAAGTCTTTTGGATTTTATGAATACTCAGCTCCGCAATACTGCAAGATAGACGACCGCAATGCATGGGCTTTGGCTAACCCCTCTCTGGGATACACCATCACAGAAGAAGCGATTGAAGAAGCGATTGCTACTTCACCGATTGAAAACACGCGTACTGAGACTCTTTGCCAGTGGATCGATTCGTTAAGCAGTCCGTGGCCACATGGAATCTTGGAAGATACATCGGATAACACGCTGGAAATGAGCGCAGGGGCTTATACTGTATTCGGTTTCGATGTCAGTCCTTCACGCAGGAACGGATCATTGGTCGCAGGACAACTTCTCCCAGATGGGAGGATTGGCATCGGAATCTTGGAGACTTACAGCTCTCAGGTTGCTATCGATGAGCTAAAGATGGCAGCAAGTATAAAGGCGTGGTGCGACATTTATAAACCACGGCTAGTCTGTTATGACAAGTATGCCACGCAGACAATCGCAGATCGCTTAGCCAATGCTGGAGTTATAGTCGAGGATGTTTCGGGTCAGCAATTCTATAAAGCCTGTGGCGATCTGTTAGAAGGCTTGGTCAATCATCGAGTCATCCATAATGGACAAGAGGAACTAATTCAGCAGATGAATAACTGCGCAGCTAAGGTTAATGATTCGGCTTGGCGTATCATCAAGCGAAAGAGTGCTGGAGATATCTCAGCCCCTATTGGCTTGGCTATGGTCGTCAGCAAGTTAATGATTCCTCAACCTAAGCCACAAATCTTTACTTAGACACACCCATATCACATTGTCTAATTGCTTGACAAATGCTATAGTTTCTGTCTATGGGTAGAATCTTGCAGACATTCGGGCTTGAACCTAAGCCACAATTACAAGCTCAGTCCGCACCTCAGGTGCTTGGTGAGTATTCACCTTATGCAATGCCCTTTCAGTATGCCTTCATCGGCAGAAGCGAAGCGATCTCCGTTCCAGCACTTATGCGCTGTCGCAATCTATTGTGTGGAACTATCGGAGCGATTCCTTTAGAGCTTTATAAGAAATCTACTAATGAAGAACTTGGCTCACCTGCATGGTTAGAGCAGCCTTCATATTCACAGCCACGATCTGTAACTATTGCGTGGACTGTTGATTCACTTCTGTTTTATGGTCAAGCCTTCTGGAAAGTGGTCGAAGTTTATTCTGAAGATGGTCGCCCTTCTCGCTTTGAGTGGATCGCTAACCATCGAGTAACTGCGACACTGGATAGTACAAATACTTTTGTTAGATCTTATGCAGTCGATGGCACTACTTTGCCAATGGACGGCTTGGGATCTTTAATTACTTTCCAATCATTAGGCGATGGCATTCTTAACACTGGAGTGCAAACAATTCGCGCAGCTATTGATGTTCAGAAGTCAGCAGCGATTGCAGCAGCCACTCCGATGAGTACTGGTTTCATTCAGAACTCAGGGGCTGACCTTCCACCGGCAGAAGTTCAAGGATTATTAGCGGCATGGAAAAGAGCTCGTCAAAATAATTCAACTGCTTATTTAACAAGCACTTTAGATTATAAAACTGTTGGCTTCTCACCTAAAGACATGATGTATAACGAAGCAATTCAGAATCTTGCAACAGAAATTGCGCGCCTATGTAATGTGCCAGCGATCTATGTGTCAGCAGATCAGAATTCAAGTTATACATATCAAAATGTCAATGATGAACGCAAGCAATTCTTAACGCTATCTCTACAGCCATTTATTACTGCGATTGAAGATCGCTTATCAATGGATGATATTACTGCTCGCGGAAATGTAGTGAAGTTCGATATTGATAAGAACTTCCTGCGCACTGATCCACTGCAAGAGCTTGCAGTAATTGAAAAACTCCTAGCCCTCAATCTGGTTACCCAGGAACAGGCTATGGAAATGACAGATCTAACACCTAACGGAAGCAATGGTCTAGAATGAACCAAGTAATCACCTTCTCAGCTGATCTCACAGCAGACTCAGCAAGTCGCACAGTATCAGGCAAGATTGTGCCTCTCAATGTCGAAGCAGGATCTACAAATATGGGCAAGGTAATCTTTGCCTCTGGATCTATTGCTATCGAAGATCCTAAAGCAATTAAGTTGCTAAGTCAGCATGATGCTAAGAAGCCATTAGGTCGCATGGTTTCTTTTAGCGAATCAGATAACTCAATCGATGCAGTATTCTCTATCAGTCGCTCTCAGCGCGGTACAGAAGCCTTGATCCTTGCAGAAGAAGGATTGCAGTCAGGATTGAGCATTGGGGCAGAAGTCCTCAAGTCAAAGATCAAGGATGGCGTTACTTATGTATCTGCTGCTCGCTTGGTCGAAGTAAGTTTAGTAACAGAGCCAGCCTTTAAGTCTGCTCAGGTTACTGATATTGCAGCAGAAGAATCTGCTGTAGAAGAAATCACCCAACCAACAGAAAGCGAGACAGCCACCGTGGAAAACACCACTCCAGCAGTCGAAGCAACACCAGTTGAAGCACCAGCGGTTGAAGCTGCTCGCCCAACTGTTTCAGCAGCATACTTCACAAAGCCACGCATTGAAGTAACAGCAGCTAAGTACGCAGAAAACACAATCCGTGCAGCTCTAGGTGATGACAACGCTCGTCAATACCTACGCGCAGCAGATGACACAACAGACAACGCAGGACTTGTTCCAACTCGTCAGTTGTCAGAAATCATCAACCCACTATCAACAACAATCCGTCCTTCAATCGATGCAATCTCTCGTGGAGTATTGCCAGATGCAGGTATGACTTTCGAGATTCCAAAGATCACAGCAGTTCCAACTGTTGAAATCGAGCCAGAGAACGCAGCATTTTCAGACACAGATCAGAACGCTGCTTTCCTTTCAGTAGATGTCAAGAAGTATGCAGGACAGCAGACATTCTCTGTTGAATTGCTAGATCGTACATCTCCAGCATTCTTTGATGAGCTAGTCCGCAACATGGCAGCAGCTTACGCAAAGGCGACAAACGCAGCAGTTAATGCAGCACTCATCACAGGTGCAACAGCAGACGGCACAACCACAGTCACATATCCAACAGCAGCAGAATTGCTAGGAATTGTTGCTCGCGGTTCAGCATCAGTTTATGCAGCAACAGCAGGACTACCTAACCCATTCGCTCGCAACATGGTTGTCTCAACAGGACAATGGTCTAACATCATGTCATTGAACGATGCAGGTCGCCCAATTTACACAGCATCACAGCCAATGAACGCTGGCGGTCAAGTATCACCAACATCATTGACAGGTAATGTTGCAGGACTCAACCTATATGTTGATCCAACAAACGCTGGCGATGGCGATGGAACTATCCTAATCGTGAACCCAGATGCATACACATGGTACGAGTCACCAACATACCGCTTGCGTGCAGAATCAACAGCTAACGGATCAGTAACAGTTGGTTACTACGGATTCGGTGCAATCGCAACTAAGGTTGCAGCTGGCGCATTCAAGAACAACAAGCAGTAAAAACTCACTAAGTCACTCTGGGGAGTAGTAGCCCTCTACTCCCCAGAGTCTTAAGAAAGGATCATCATGGCACTTACAACAGTCGCAGAACTCCGTGCAACACTCGGGGTCGGTACTTTGTATCCAGATGCAACCCTTCAAGAGGTATGTGATGCAACGGATGTAGTTCTTCTGCCTATGCTTTGGCAGAACGAGCTTTACAATACGCATCAAAGCCTTACAAACAATGTGGCAACTCTTTACTTTGGTCAAGAGATTTCTAAAGATTTCTATGTAGGACAAAGCGTAATCATTACTAAAAACGGAAGCCCATATAACGGCACTAAGACAATCACTGCCATTGGTTCGGGCTCACTTTCATATGCTGCAACTGGAGCAGATCAAGGCACTCATGCCGTCCAGCCTTTTGGAATTGTTGCAGGAACAGTCACAGACTATGCAACTGATACAGCAGTACAACAAGCAGCTTTGATGATAGCTGTTGAAATCTGGCAAGCGCGTACAGCCACTCTCTCAGGCAGTAACGCAGTCGATTTCCAGCCATCCCCTTATCGGATGTCCGCGCAACTGCTGGCGAAGATCAGGGGCATGATTGCCCATTGCTTATCACCTAACTCGATGGTGGGCTGATGCCTGTTGCCGTCACTACTCTTAGGACTACATTAGCAACGGCTTTAGTCGATAACGCTAAGTGGCAGACTTTTGCTTTTCCACCTGCCACAGTCCTTGCTAACTCTGTGATTGTCTCTCCAGATGATCCTTATCTAACACCTAGCAACAATCAACACATTTCAATTAGCCCAATGGCTAGTTTTAAGATTATCATGACAGTGCCACTGTTCGACAATGAGGGAAACCTTAACGGCATCGAGGACACAGTCTGTGGCGTGTTCGCAAAGCTCGCTGCATCATCTTTGACCTATAATGTAAGCGCAATAAGCGCACCAAGTATTCTCAACGCTGCATCGG